CGCGCTTGCGTATCGACAAAGACGGATCAGAACTGCGAGATGAGGTTATTCCACCGGCAATCGAATGGTGCGATAAAGGCCAACACTATGCGCCCAAAATGGGCGGTCGTGATGATTACAACATTCTCTGGATTTGTCTGGCGTGCCAGCAATGATGATCAAAATGAAAATATCAGACGCAGATGAATGGGCTATACACAATCGAGCGGCTCAGGTCGTTTTCTCGCTAGATGATCTAAGTCGAGTCCAGCGATATAACGCAAAGTTAAACAATTATGAACGAGTCACAGAGTATGCAGAGTCTCTGGGCGCGGAAATGGTTGTTGCCCGGTATTTCAACCTAGACTATGACGTCAATGTGTCGAATGGCAAGCGAAACGCTGACGTAGGCAAAGGCATTGAAGTCAAGTGGACTAGCTACATAAACGGATCTCTTATTGTTTATCCAAATGATCGTGTTGATGATGTTGCAGTGCTTGTCGTTGGCAGATCGCCTGAGTATTACATTGTTGGCTGGTTGCCGGTAAAGCAAGCCATGCAAAAGCAATTCAAGAATAGCCAGCAAGACAGCTGGTGGGTCAATCAAGACAGCCTCAATCCGATTGGCGATTTAGTAAGGAGCAGCTATGCGGCAACTCATATTTGATTGCTCGATCTGCGCAAAGCTTTACGGTGACGGCCGCAGGTCGCATTTACTATCCAAGGGCGCGGAGCTATCGCTTCATGAGTGGTTCAGCCAATGTTCGGGCTGTGGCACATTTGGCGTCAAACTAGTTGATGAAAGCTTGGTTAGAGACGAATGAGAACCGTAATTAAACACCTCTGCGATTGTGGCAAAACCTTTAACATTGACAGCGCAAGGCCGTTGGTTGCTGTAACTATCCTTCAAGTCTCGATCAAAAACCATTCAGAGAATTGCGAGAAGGCCTGTGGATAACCTGTGGACAACACGCCCAAGCCTATGCTCAAAACCTGTGGATAACTCTGGCCTACTTGACTCGCTGGTGTACGCTGGAGCATACAAGTCGCAGGAGAAGTTATGACCTACAGACAGAATGATTTTGACTCTTTCAGGTTAATCATTAAAAGCAAAATAAAAAAAACTGTTCTGTTATCAGTAATCGCCAGCGCAGTAACAGGCCAAAGCTCTGCCTACGGCGTCGATTACCGGGACGCAATCAAACTATATGCACACAGCCAGATCGTAAATGACAGCCAATATCAGTGCTTTTACAAGCTAATAACAAAGGAAAGTAATTGGCGTGTAAATGCAAAGAACGGTAGTCATTACGGTATTGGTCAAATGCGCAATGTTAAGTACAAGAACCTTGACGGTTTCAAGCAGGTTGATTGGTCGAAGCGATACATTGAGAACCGGTACGGATCTATGTGCAATGCTTGGCGCTTCTGGTTAAAGAATGGATACCACTGATGTCAACCAAGAGTGCAAGAGCTACAGGTGGAAACACTAGGGCTTGGCGCAAGATCAGAGAACGGATACTGATACGTGACGGCTATTGCTGCCAATACTGCGGATCAGAAAATGCCACAACAGTTGACCACGTCATGCCGATAAGCAAAGGTGGCACTGATGAGCCTGACAACCTTGTGGCTGCATGTACTAGGTGCAACTATTCAAAGAATGACAAGGTAGGTCAGTTTTTTGGACAGCCTAGAACACCTCTGACTCTTCCTTTTCTGTTTTCACCGCAACAAGAGAGCACAAGTCATGACTAAGGCTGGACAGGGTCGTACAAGGGCGCTAAAGGCCGTTCCAGAGGCGAACAGAGATGAACAGGGAATTGCTCTGGAGTCTAAGCGTCTAATTGGCTCAGATCGCCCTAGAATTCACTCTGCGCTTAACGATTTGCCGTCCAGAGGCCAAGAAGTCATTGACTTTGCGGAGTCCATAGGCGTAAAACTTATGCCTTGGCAAAAATTCGTGTTTATAAATGCTTTAAAAATTAAGCCTGACGGGCGCTGGAAACACCCGGTCGTCGTGATCGTTGCAGCCCGGCAAAACGGTAAATCAACAATCATGGAAATGTCAATCCTTGCTCGAATGTTTTTGTGGAATGAACCTTTGCAGCTGGGCAGTGCGCATGTGCTGACAACATCACTTGAGACGTTCCGCCATATCGTCAACATAATCGAAAGCAACAAAGAGCTTGCATTGCAGGTTAAGAAAATACGCTGGGCGCATGGGTCAGAGGAAATCGAGTTAAAGTCTGGCGCTCGCTATGTGGTCAAGGCTGCCAACGCAGCTGCTCGCGGTTTTGCAAAGCCTGAGACGGTGTACATGGACGAGACGCGGCAACTTAAAGACACCGAGGCTTGGTCAGCCATGAGATATACAATGATGGCTGCAAAAAATCCTTCGCTTTGGACGTTTTCAAATGCCGGTGATCAACACAGCTTGATCCTCAACCAGCTGCGTGATCGAGGCATGGCAAGTGCCGCTGGATCTGAGGACGACATTGCGTACTTTGAATGGTCTGCATATTCGGACAAGATCACTGACGAAAAGAATTGGGTCGCTAGCAATCCTGCACTTGGACACACGATCCATGAGGACAATATCCGCGCAGTGCTAAATGATCCGCCTGATGTCGTCCAGACCGAAGTGCTTTGTCGCTGGGTCAACACAATTAGCGGCGCGATACCGGCAAAAGAGTGGAACGAGTGCGGCGGAGCTGAGGTACATCTGGACGTCGAAAAGGTGACTTGGTTTGGCCTTGATCTTTCGCCGGATCGACGAGACGGGGCTTTGGTTGCAGCGCAGAAAAATCCTGACGACACTTTTATTCTCAAGCTGCTGCACACATGGCACAATCCAATTTCGCTCGACGATAAGGCGATCGCAAATGACATTGCGCCTTATGCCAGAAAATATCCTGTCGAATATGTGGCTTTTAGCAAAAGGACTAGCTCTGCGGTAGCTGCTCGCCTTGCACCTGCTGGAATTCCAGTGATCGACATTGACGGCGCGTTGTACGGTCAAAGCTGTGACGAATTGCTAGGAGCGATTACCTCAAAACGCCTTTTGCATGGAAAACAGGCAGAATTATCCAAGCAGATACTATCGGCCGTTAGATTACCAATGGGCGACGGCGGCTGGATTATCGGACGGCGCGCCTCAAGCGTTGCGGTCTGTGCAGCTGTTGCCTCAGCTCTGGCGACACACTTTGCGACACGCCCTGAAATGGAGATCGACATTTTCTCAGCCTAGGTGTATATGCCACCTTTACACTTAGCGCATGGGTCTATTTTCGCGCACTGTCACAACACAAGCGCCTGAGGCGACGGCGGACATTGAGGCGGCACTAGCGCCAGTAAATGTCACCAGCTCGCTTTATAATATCTACGGCGTTGCCGGTATCACAGCTTCTCGCGTTGAATTTATGTCAGTGCCAACATGCGCTCGCGCTCGTAATATTATTTCGTCAAGCGTTGCAAGCATTCCGCTTAAAGTGCGCACAAGACAAGACGGTGCAAGAGTTGAGACACCGCCAAAAGTTATTAACCAACCAGATCCACGTGTGCCGGGATTTGCGACTTACGCATGGCTTGCAGAGGATTTGCTTCTCTACGGTTACGGCTACATGAGAATTTTGGAAATCTACGCTGACACATATCGCATTCGAAGCGCAGAACGTATCGACCCAACACGCGTCACAATTAAAACAAATGCAATGGGAACAGAGATCGAGTATTACTGCGTTGACTCAATTCCAGCACCTTACGAAGGCGTTGGGGCTTTGGCTGTTTTCTATGGCGTAGATGAGGGCATTCTCAATCGCGCTGGTCGAACAATTAAAGCTGGAGCAGAATTAGAACGCGCAGCGACAATGTACGCGCGCGAACCAGTGCCAACAATGGTTTTGAAATCTAACGGCACAGCGTTGCCAGCAGATCGCATTGCAAAGTTGCTTGAGTCTTGGGGTCAAGCTCGTCGCAATCGCTCAACTGCGTTTCTAAATGCAGATGTTGAATTGCAGACACTTGGCTTCGACCCTGAGAAGTTACAGCTCAACCAAGCCCGTTCTTATGTATCGACGGAATTGGCCAGAGTTACCGGAATACCTGCTTATTACGTGGACGCTGAGTCAGGATCAAGCATGACTTACAGCAACGCAACTTTGGCACGTCAATCGCTCCTGGACTTTTCACTTCGCCCAATCATGACGGCGATTGAGGAACGGTTGTCAATGACAGGCACACCAAATGACTTTGTACCGGCAAGCCAAGAAGTTAAATTCGATTTGGACGATTACTTGCGCGGATCTGCAAAAGAACGTGCAGACGTGTACAAAATTCTTTACGACATTGGGGCTTTGACTTCAGATGAAATCCGACTAGAGGAAGAAATGATCAGATGACATACAGCATACAAAAACCGATCAAAATGGACTTTTCAATTAAAGTCGAAGCTGCGGATTTTCCAAAGCGTGAATTGTCTGGTCGCATTGTGACGTGGAATGAGGAAGGCGTCACTAGCTCTGGATCAACCATGTTTCAAAAAGGTTCTATTACTTTGGGCGAGACAACCAAACTTTTGCTCGAACACCGCCGCGAGTCTCCAATCGGATTTCTTAAAAATTACACCGAGGACGACGAAGGAATTTATGCAACGTTTTCTATCGGCAACACCACCGCCGGATCTGACGCGCTAGTCGAAGCGTCAACTGGTCTGCGTGACGGTTTTAGCGTCGGAGTTATTGCCCAAAAATATAAAAACGTTGACGGCGTTTTAGTAGTTAGCGCCAGCGCGCTCAAAGAGGTTTCATTAGTCACAGATCCAGCCATAGCTTCGGCGAAGGTTGAAATTGCAGCTAGTGAGAACAACAATTCTGAGTCCGAAGTGGAAGCAG